TTGCTGACGAAATGGAAAAATCAAAAACAGAAGCAAGTGGATATGGTGGACAATCAGAACCACACATGCACACAATTAAAGTTGATGGCGATTACGATATGGACAGAGGTATTACTGATAAAGATTGTAAAGATATGGAATATGATCTTGCAAAAGGTGGTATCAAAGCACAATGCGATGCAAATGAAATGATGCAGGGTGGTGTAAATATTCACACAATGAGTCCAAAAAGTGCTGTTGTTGACGCATTATCAAATGCAGGTTACGAAGTTAATGAACAGTCTGAACAAGATCCAGATATCCAAAGAATTAAAGATCTAGCAGGTCTTTAAAGTTCCCTCCCAATAAAGAACCTAAGGTTTTCGAACTATGGTTCTTTTTCTCTAAAATTTCTCCAAAAAAATACTTGACAAATACATAAAACATAAATATACTAGTAGATAATGTTAACTAAAACATTATTTAATTATAGGCTAACATATACTAACACAGGCTAACATAGGCTAATATAGGAGAAAACATTATGGCGACTTTAGCAGAAATAAGAGCAAAACTTCAAGAACAAGAAGTAAAACGTTCACCAAATAGTTCAGGAGGCGACAACGCAATTTATCCGTTCTGGAACATTCCTGAAGGCACAACAGCAACACTAAGATTTTTATCAGATAAAGATCCAAACAATACATTCTTTTGGGTAGAAAGACAAATGATCAGATTACCATTTGCTGGTATCAAAGGATCATCTGAAGCAAAACCAACTACAGTACAAGTTCCTTGTATGGAGATGTGGGGAGAACCATGTCCAGTATTAAGCGAAATTCGTCCATGGTTTAAAGACCCAAGTTTAGAAGACATGGGTAGAAAATATTGGAAAAAAACGTTCATATATTTTCCAAGGTTTTGTTGTTAACTCTCCAATGGAAGAAGATTCAACACCAGAAAATCCAATTAGACGTTTTGTAATTAATCCGTCAATCTTTAACATCATTAGATCAGCATTGATGAATCCAGATATGGAAGATCTGCCAACTGATGTTGAAAAAGGTAGAGACTTTAAATTAACCAAAACTCAAAAAGGTGGTTACGCAGATTATTCAACATCAACTTGGTCTTTCAAAGAAAGAACAGTAAGTGATAGTGAACGATCAGCAATTGACTCTCATGGACTACATAATTTAGGCGATTATCTTCCTAAGAAACCTTCTGCAGAAGAAGTAAAAATAATTGCAGAAATGTTTAAAGCATCTGTTGATGGTGAATTATATGATGAAAGCAGATTTGGTCAACATTATAGACCAGCTGGCATGGCATCATCACCAAGAACAAATAGCAATAGTGCAACAACTACAACAGCGGCACCAACAGCGGCACCAGTGGCTCCAGTAGCACCTGCGGCACCAGTTGTTGAAACTGCGGCACCAGTTGTTGAAACTACTACTGCTACAGCACCTGCGGCACAGCCAGAAGTGGCAACTGCTACAGCAACAGCAACAGCAACAGATGATAAGTCAAAAGCATCAGCAGATGATATTTTGGCTATGATTAGAGCTAGACAAAGTAAGTAAAATCGTATATAGTATTAGTGCATGAGCAATCATGCACTATTACAGACAAGGAGAAATTATGGTAAGACCATTTGACGTAAGTAAATTTAGAAAGTCAATAACAAAAAGCATTGGTGGTATTTCTACAGGTTTTGATTCTGATCCAGACACATGGATATCAACAGGAAACTACTGTCTAAACTATTTGATTAGTGGCGACTTTAATAGAGGTATACCGCTAGGCCGTGTAACAATGCTGGCAGGTGAATCAGGTTCTGGTAAAAGTTTGATTGCTTCTGGTAACATTATTAAAAATGCACAAAAGCAAGGCATATTTTGTATTGTATTTGATTCAGAAAATGCATTAGATGAAAACTGGTTAACAGCACTAGAAGTGGATACTTCACCAGAAAAATTAATGCGTATCAATGTTGCAATGATTGACGATGTAGCAAAAACTATTTCTGAATTTGTATCAAGTTATAGAGCAGATTACGG